CGGCGTTGACGCTGCTGAAAGCAGCTCTTGAAAATCCAAAAATGACGAAGGGTACCGAAGTTCAATACCGAAATCGGGCAGCAAATAGCATCCTTCGCTGTCTCAGGGCATCTAGCGATCTTTGTGACAAAGCCGGAGATGAAATGCAGCGGAGTATTGATGTGCCTCTGCACCAATGAGGAAATATAGAGCAGGCGCTGCTGCTCGCGCATCTCGTCGTCCAGGATATTGCTAGTCACGATGCTGCTCATGGCATCGTCAGCGCGAGCGCCACGTTCCGTACCCAGATCGGCGTCGCGCTCAGCATGCGTTTTCATGCTGCTTGGTCGCATAAGCCGTACGAGGACGAACACGACGTCGGCTCGTCCAGTTCCGCCAGCAGCGAGAACTGGCGCCCACCGCGCGTGGTCTGTGCCCACTCCACTACCTGCCAAACCTCGTTACGCGTGTAGATCACCGAGTCGCGTAGGCCTGCCTGGCCGTCTACCTTGTGAAAAAATGTGCTGTAGCCGCGCTTGCTGGCCATGGAGACGATACGCTCCCATTCACCGATGCGCACCAGGTGGTGACGCCGGCGCCGGGCGTGGGCAGCAATTTCTTTCTTCTTCGAGTTGATGCAAGGGGCGCAGCCGACGCGATCGCAGTCTTCCAGATAGAGCGGGTTCGGGCTGCGCCCACGCGCAGCGCAGGCTGCGAAAACTTCCAACTTGGTCATATCGACGATTGGGCGATAGATGAACATGCGGCCGCCCAGCGGCTCAAACTTCAGCGCATCCGAGCGTTCCAGCGATTCGTCGCGGCGCACGCCCTGCCAGCTGACGACCGTGAAGCCCTGCTCGACCAGGGCCAACTGGTAGTCGACCGCCATATTCCGCTTCAGCTCTTCGGTGCAGAACTGGGCCTTTCGTGACGGGAAGCGCCCTTTCCATATGCACAGATCGAGGAACGCATTGCCGGTCGGGTAGAGCACGCTAAGCGCACGCCGCTTCGCCTTATTCGTCCAGCGTTTGCGCCGGCCGCCGCCGACCTTGACGGTCTTCTGTATCGGCTTACCCTTCTTCGTCACGATGTTGCCGAAGCCGTCACGCTTCCACACTGGCGTCCTGCCGTCGGCCTCGAACACGGGCTTCGTGTCGTACTCCCGGCCGGTGCGCACGTCACGGACGACGAACTGCCGCTTGGCCGCGATCTGCTCGCTAAAGTCGGCCTTTAGGCGATCGATGCGCACGCCGAGTTCGCGCTCCAAGTAGTCCAAGTGATCGTAGACCGCCTTGTCCTCGTTGTCTAAGTCGCAGAAGATGGCGCGCACGCGGTGCACGCCAAATCGTTCAACGGCCAGTTCCAGCGTGAGCTGGCTGTCAATGCCGCTCGAAACGGAGACAACGTGCACGATGCTCATGATCAGGCTGCCTCGCCGAACAGTTCGTGCACCGTGGTCGGCTCAGGCGGAGTGATGCTGAGGATGATGTCGCGCTGGATGAAGTTGCACAGCGGGCCGATCACCTTCTCGTCCGGGTGCGCGATGATCCGGCACTGCACGGTGACGGTGCCGCCTTCCTGCGCGGTGAACTTGAACTTGTCGACCTTCACGTCGGCCAGGACGATGTTGCTGTCGCCGCCCATCCCGTAGTCGACCGTGACGGTGTAGCCCGCGTACTCCTGGTCATACTTCAACGAGCCGAGCTTCGGCAGGCGCAGCGCGGTCATGGCATCGCCCTCTTCTACCTGCTCGACCAGGTCGGGGTTCTCGTCCTTCTTGTAGAGCATGGTGCGCAGCTCCGGGTGGAAGGAGTTCAGCACAGTGCTCGGGCAGGCCGCCTCGATCATCAGGTCGACGGCGGGCTTCGGCTGGTCGCCGTGCAGCTCCGCGCGCGGGTTCACGTTCGTCAGCTTGGCTTTATGTTCGGTCAGTTGAAACATCGGTTATTGCTCCTGGGTGGTCTGGTTTGTCGGGTGCTGCTGGAACTGCATGAACGGCAGGCGGATGAACTGGTGGAACCTCTTCTCGGCCGCCGGGTCGCGGTCGATGTCGCCGCGCGAGCGCACGCCGCAGATGGCGCGCACGCTGTGCGCCGCCGTCTCTTCGTCCGGCACGCGCAGGAAGCGCTGGAACAGCGGCTCCCGGCAACGCAGCGCGACCCAGCGGGAGAGCAGCTGGCCGGGCATGTCAGGCAGCCTTCGCCTGGGCCACGGCGGTAACGTGGCGGATCAGCGCGGCGCAGATGCGCGGGAAGTCCGCCTCGTGATACAGCACCGCTGCGCGCTCGCGGCCGGCGGCGCCGAAGCCCAGCGACGCGAGGAAGTCGGCCGTAAGAGCAAAGCCCAGGCGCTCGGCGATCTGGCCCAGGCGAAGCGTAGGCGGCGTGCTGGCGGCCGGGCGCGCAGAGGCGATCGACGTGACCTGGGCGGCCGGTGCCGGCTCAGGATTGGCTTCCGGTTCACCTTGCACAAGGGCCGCTTCGGCCGGCCGGGCCTGGGCGCGCTCAATGGCCTCCTCGCGTGCACGTGCTTCGGCTTCTGCCCGGCGCCGGCCTTCGGCTTCCGCACGCTCACGCGCCGCTTCCTGATCCTGACGGAGGCGCTCGGCTTTCTCCGCCTCGGCACGCTTGTGGTTGTCGATCCTCGTGCGCACCACCAGGTGGAAGTCTTCGTCGCCCTTCTGGATTACGGACTGCAGGTCGGCGAACAGGAACTCGTAGCCCGCGGCATGCTCGCGGTGCCAGGCAAGCCGGCCGCGCACGCCGGCGGCGATCGCGTCGACCGCGATCTTCCCATTGGCCAGCTCGGTATCGACCGCATCCTGCAGCGTGGCCAGGGTGCGCTTGTTCTTCATGGCGCCGGCGAAGTCACGGGCCTGGTACACCAGGCGCAGCGGCGAGATCTCGCGCTCGAGCATGGCGACATGGTCGGCGAAGGCCTGCTTCACGTTGGCCAGGATGCCGGCCTTGATCAGCTCCTTCTTGTCCTTCACTGTCCGGGACAGCGTCAGGCGCTTGGCGCGCAGCTGCTCGCTGATCAGGTCGATGGTGCGCATCAGTTCGGCGATATCGGCGGTCTGCTCGAGCGCGGCGCGCTTGGCCTGTTCGAGGTCGCTCTCGGCCATCTCGCAGAACTTGACGGTAGCCTCGGCGTCGGCGAAGTCCTGGTCGGTGACCAGGTCGGTCTTGATGCTGGCGATGAAGCGCTCGGCGCGCTCACGGAAGGCCGGCAGGTTGCTGCTGGCCACCTCGCCGCGGATCTGGATCACGAGGGCCGGCAGCGACATGATCGGCTCCGCCTCGGGCTTCGGCGCGTACTGGCGCGGCTCATACGTGAGCAGGTCCTGCTCGAACTGCGCCCAGCCAGCTCGGATGCGTTCCTGCCATACCTGGTCGGGGAACACATCCATCCATACGAGGCGCTCGGGCGTACCGTCCGACACGACGAACATTACCTTGCTGCAGCCGGTGACCATCATGATCTGCTGGCATTGAGGCATGTACTCGTCGGGAAGGTCACCTTCGGCCACAGCTTCGGCCAAATCGTGGTTCCATTGCTTGTGCTCGAAGGCGACGTCTTCGGCCATGGTGAGGCCGTCGCAGGACGCCGACATCAGGCCGTCCGAGCACGTGACCGGGTAGAGCTCGGTGCCGATCAGCTGCTCGACCAGCGGGCGCGCCAGGGCTTCCACGTGGTGGCCGTAGTCGAGGATGTTCTTCTGCACCCAGTCGCTGAACTCCTGGGCCGTGCCGGTCGCCTTCATGTGCAGCAGCTCGGTGCGCGAAACCTTCGTGGACAGGCCGAGCATGGCGGCCGCTTCGCTTGCGCCGCGGCGTTCCAGGCGGAAGGCTGCCCACTCCGGGCTGCCCTGTTTGAGGTCGTGGATCTGCATGGTAGTCTCCTTAGTCGTTTTCGTGGGTCCAGCTGTCGATCGTCAGCTTCTGGTCTTCGGTGAGCTTCTCGCGCGTTTCGATCATGGCGATCAGCTGGGGGCCGGTCTTCTTGCCCGACTGGATCAGGTCGCGCCACTCGGGCGTCTTCTCGGCGAAGCGTTCAGCGGTGCAGGCCGGGAGCTCGGCAGCGGCAGCGCTACCATGAATGTCCTGGCCGCCGCCGGCGTTCACGCTGCGCATGTCGGCGCGGTGCGATTCCTGGCTGAGGGTGTAGCTGCCGTCGGCCGACACGTCGATCACGTCCTGCAGCTCTTCGGCGGTGCTCAGGCCCATGCTGATCTCAGGCGCGTAGGCGCGCTGCCAGAACGACGCCGCGCGGTAGATGAACATCTGCTGCGGCATGGTCTTCCACTTCGAACCGTTCTTCTTGTCCCAGCCCTCGGCACGCACCATGTTCCAGTCCACCCAGGCCCCATCCAGGCGCTCACCGCTCTCGCGCTCGATCGCCCAGGCGCGGCAGCCGAAGTCGGGCTGGCCTTCCAGGCCGCGCCATTCGTAGCGCAGCGCCGAGAAGCGGCCGCACGTATTGACGCTCGCGATCAGGAACTTCGAAGACCAGCCCGGGTTGCCGTGCACGATGTACAGGTTCTGCATGACCATGAGCTCGTCGGCCTTCAAACGCTGCGCCAGGTTCAGCGCGATCATGCAGTTCGGGATGTTGTTCTGGTACTGCTGCGGCACCAGCGTCGAGCTAGCGAAGGCCTTGGACACGCGCTGCATCAGGTCGAAGCCGGCGGCGTCCATGAAGCCGGCGCGAACGGGCGCCGTGTTCTGTTGGACGGCGAGCTGGTTGGTAGTTTGGTTCAAGTCTTTCTCCTGGGGTTAAAAGCCGACGAAATAGGTGCGCACGGCGCGCGCGATCGCGCCGCGGCGGAGGCCTGCGCGGCAGGCGTGGCGGTACTGGTGGGTGAGGAAGCGGATCATGCGAGGCCTCGCTCGATCGCCATGCGGCGCGCGGCCAGCTGGGTTTGACGCTCGACCTCCTCGCGCTCCTTCTGCGCGAGCAGCGCGCGGACCGATTCGAAGTAGCTGACGTTCTCGCGCGACTTCTCGAGCTGGCATTCGGTCAGCCACAGGCGCAGCGGCTTCGTGGCGCGGCGCACCAGGCGGCGCAGGATGCGGGCCGGGCCGCGGAGGATGCGGGCGACGGTCATGCTGCCTCCCGTGCATCCAGCGCGGCGTCAATGCGCATCTCGTCGGCGCTTTCGCGACGGGCGCGCTCCATGTCGACCACGTCGGCCTGGGCCAGCGGCAGCACGTATTCGTAGATCGACAGATTCACGATGCCGGCGATGCGCGGGCCGACCAGGGCGGAGCCGCCTAGCATGGTGGCGCGCACCAGGGCGGCCGCCTCGTCAGGCTCGCAGCGCAGCGTGAAGTCGCCCTCACGATTGCCTGCGATCTCCGCCACTGCATCCACCACCACCGTGCGGCCGGCGAGGATGTCGTTCTCGGTTGCAAAGGTGCGCGCGCCGATCAGCTCAATCAGCTGTTCGTCGGCAGGGATGGGGTCGTGCAGGGCCATTGTGGTCTCCAGTCGGGCTCAAGAAGCTGAGCGGGTTCGAATGGAGACTATTAAACACTATGTTTATAACAAGCGTCAACAATTTGTTTATAGATTGACGTACTCCTGGCCGGCGGGAGCGTGATCGCACTACGCGGCTCGGAGTCAGGACGCAAAAAAGCCCGCACGTGGCGGGCCTTGA